TAAGAGTTCCACCAAAGAAGGGTAGAATTGTCATATTCCCTCCACTATGGACTCATATTCATGCCGGATTAGCACCTAAAAGTGGAAATAAATATATTTGCAATGGTCATCTCAGAGCATCATTCACTGAGAATGAATACAATAGCTCATATGGTGAATATCAATAATGGTTACTTCTAATCTTCTGGATACAAATTCTGTTGGTTCTGCTTCTATGCAGAATGGTGACTTTCTTACGTTTGATGGTCTTGTAAAGAACAAATTCGCTGTTGTAATTCCAAACTTTCAGAATGTTTCATTCTTCATGCAAACATTTGAACTTCCATCTGTGAATGTAAGAGAAATTGCATTAAACACTCCAATAGTTGATTACAACGAAATTGGTGAAAAATTAAAATTTGAACCTTTCAACATCACATTCATTGTTGATAAGTATGCTAGAAATTGGACTCAATGTTTCAATTGGATGAAGGAAATGACTGCTCAGGGTTCTAATGTTGGAAGAACAGAAGATGTTGTTCTAATGTTAGATGGAAAAGAATTTATTCGATTCTATGGATGTTGGCCTACAATGTTATCTGGAATTGAATTAGATTCAACCATTCAAGATGTTCAATACATAAAAGCAACATTAACTCTTAATTACGATTACTTTGAAATAATCAATCAATTTGCAACAACAGACTCTGTATATAATTGATTGGTTAATAATTAAAAGACAACATCATATCATTCAGGTACTGTTCAATTTTACATGGGTTGTCAAGTATGTCAAGTCGACTTTACTCCCATTTTCAACCTTGACACTTCTGCATCAAGTTGATATACTTTTAATATGTTAAACAGGTGATACTTATGGATAATCCAACCCCTTCAATTGAAAATATTCTATCAGAATGGAAGAAAGACGCTATCATTGATGAAGCTCTTCTATCTAAAGAAATTCTCAAAACACCCATGCTTCATGGTAAATATTTGGAATATTATTGCTATTTCAAACGAAAGCTAGCTCAAGCAGAATCAAAATATAACAAAATGGCATGGTTAAAACGAAAGTATTTTCGCGGAGAATTTGATGCAAATGACTTAAAGAAACATGGTTGGTCTCAATGGAATTCACTCAAACCATCTTCTGCTGAATTGAATCAACTTTTGGAATTCGATTCTGATATGAACGATTTGAAGCATGTTATATCAGAGTTCAAAACTGCTGTTTCTGGTTGTGAATATATCATGGGACAACTCAAATCACGTGAATATTCACTAAAAACAGTGTTTGAATATCAAAAATATTTAAGTGGCAATTGACATGGCTGACATACAAATTTCAAAGAAAAATGAAAGTTTCATAAACATAGACTGTGAATTAGGTATTCTTTTCGAGTTGAAAGAGCACTTCACTTTCTATGTTGACGGGTATAAACACATGCCCAAATACAAAGCTGGCGTGTGGGACGGTTCTATATGTCTTTTAGACACAAGATTTGGAACTTTACCGGCTGGTTTATATGATGAATTGGTTGAGCTAGCAACTAAGCTAGGGTATTCCATTGAAAATAAACCCACTCAATATGGGACACCAAATGAAAAAGATGATGCTACATATCAGGAAATAGAAAACTTCATTTTGGGGTTAAATATCCATAGTAAAAACAATAAGTTAGATATACGAAAATATCAAATTGATGCCATTTACAACTGTATAAAAAACAATAGACAGTTGAGTATTACCCCAACCGGTGGTGGAAAATCACTCCTCGCTTATGCATTGTATCGTTGGTATCTTGAACATGGTTCATCTCATTTCATGTTGCTAGTTCCAAACTTGTCCTTAGTTAAGCAGATGTATGCTGATTTTAAAGATTACAGCTCTCATAATGGATTTGATGTTGAAGCGAATACTCAAATTGTTGCAGAAGGTTCATCAAAACAATTGAATAAGTCATTGGTATTGGCAACTTGGCAATCTACATACAAAATGCCATCAAAGTGGTTCAATCAATTAGATGTGATTCTAATGGATGAAGCGCATCAAGCAAAGGCTGATAGTATCAAGGGAATTTTTGAAAAAGCAACTGAAGTTAAATATCGTTTTGGAATAACAGGTTCTCTTGATAAATCAGCAACTAACAAAATGGTTCTTAAAGGTGCTGTTGGTGAAATATCCAAAGTTAAATCAACACGTGATTTGATAAATGATGGTCATCTTAGTGACGTAAAGATAAAATGTGTTATTCTTAAATACAACAAAGACTCGAGTAAAATGATGAAAGGAGTTGATTATCAGCATGAAATCGACTTCATTTGTCAACATGAGCGAAGAAATGAGTTTATTGCTAAATTGGCATTGCAACAAAAAGGCGCAACTTTAGTTTTATTCAATTATGTAGAAAAACATGGAGAACCATTGTATGAGAAAATCAAGGAACTTGCATCGACGCAGACAGTGCATTTTGTTGCAGGCAAAGTCGACGCAGATGAACGAGAAGAAATCAGAAATCACATACAAAATGCAACTGGAGACTCCATCACTGTTGCATCAGTTGGAACAATGTCGACGGGTACGAATATACCCAGACTCAACAACATCATATTCGCAACACCAACAAAATCTGTTGTACGAGTCATGCAATCACTGGGAAGAGGCTTGAGAAAAGCAGAAGGTAAAGAATACTTGCAATTGTTTGATATTGTTGATAATATAGTACCATCGAAGACAAAACCTAATCATACCATGAGACATTTTGTTGAACGATTGCGTCTTTACACAGAAGAACAGCACAATTATAAAATCGTAGAGGTCAATATTGAGTAATGTTGTTGTAATGAGATTGATTGATGGAAATACAGTGTTGACAGATGCATTGTTTGATACTAACACTCAATCTTGGATATGTCATTACCCAATGGTTGTTGACACAGTTAGAATAAAAGGTGGTGAGGCTACAACAGCATTTCCTTATTTTCCTGGTTGTAAAAGTCACACAATATCACTCAGTAATTCTTTTGTGATTTATACATTAGAAGCTGCTTCTTTTTATAAGAAGCTATTTGGGACTGCAATTATGAAATATGCTATTCAAGATATGATTCTTGACTATGGTGGTGAGTTGACAGATTATCATAAAACAAGTCTACAAGCATTTGAGATTGACATTCTTTCCAAATATGGTATGATTGAACATTCGTCAGATGACGAAGACAACAAAAAACAAATTGACATGAAAGCATTGCATTGATGAGCGAATTAATACCAAAAGTGGCAGATGTCCCTCTACCATATAAAGAATCTAAAGAATTCTATGTGTCCAATAAACAACTCTATGAAGAGTATGTTAGTTGGTATGCATCACTAAGAGCCGCTGCTGAAGTTGGTGCAGAAGAACCTCAAATACCTCCATTCATTGTTGATGCAATGATGAAGATTTCACGAAGGTTAACATACAATCATAAGTTCATCAATTATACATTTAAAGATGATATGATTAGTGATGCTCTTTATGACTGTGTCCGATTCGCAAAAAAATTCAAAGAAGTGTATGTCAATAAAGACGGTGAGACTTTACCGGGTAACCCATTTAGTTATTTGACAACAATTTGCTTCAATGCTTTTCTACGTAGAATTGACAAAGAAAAAACACAAAAATATGTCAAAGCAATGATTGTTGCAGAATCACCAGATGAAGATTTTCTAGATTCTGCATGTGAAGATGATGCTCATTATAAGAATTCTTATATTGAGTTCCTTAGAGAGGTTGGGACTTCTGATGAATGTCTTCCAATGAGTTTGAAACGAAGCAAAAAACTTCAAAAAGAGAAAGCAGGACCATTATCGGCATTTGAAAATGAGTGAGTTTGTGATTCTAGGCGACTTGCATTTGGGTGCAAGAAACGCTTCTCCTGTATTATGTGATTATCAATTGAAGTATTTTGAAGATGAGCTTTTTCCATATATGGAAAAGCACAAAATATCTACGATACTTCAATTGGGCGATTTGTTTGATTCTCGTAAGTTCTCCAATCACATTATCTTAAAGCAATGGAAAGATAGATTCTTTGATGTACTTGAATCTAAGGGATATACATTGGTTACATTACTGGGTAATCACGACCTAGCCACCAAAAATTCACTTTCAATCAATACACCTGAATTGTTTTTGTCTGATTATTCCAATATAACGATTGTAAATTCTCCAAAAGAATATGCTTTCTTTGGTGTCAATTTTCTACTTGTACCATGGGTTTGTCTAGAAAATCAAGTTCAAGTAAAAGAAATCATTGATAACTCTGATTCATTGTTTTGTGCAGGTCATTTTGAGTTTGATGGTTTTGAAATGCAGAAAGGTGTTGCAGCTCATGGAGGAGTTGCACCCAAAGAGTATGATAAATTTGATTTGGTTCTATCTGGGCATTATCATACAAGAAGCAAAAAGAATAATATACTATACACAGGTGTCCCGTATGAGATGACATGGGCTGATTTTAATGACCAAAAAGGTTTTCATGTATTCAACACAAAGACTCATAAAATTTCATTTGTTAAAACCAAAAAAACATTATTTCAACGAGTAGAATATAATGACAAAGTTTCAGTGCCTTCAATTCCTTCCAACGTAATTGGAACGTATATAAAAGTTGTTGTAATCAACAAAACAAATCCTTATGAATTTGAAAAGTTCATAAATGGTATCATGTTACAGA